GGATTGAATTGAAAAGGGTTTGGATTAAAGAACAAGGGCAGGCCAACCATGGGGTTGTAAATATTCTGGCCAGATGCGGATTTTTGTACAGCCGGTTGCGGCGGAAGCATGGGCGCTGTAAGAGCACGGTTGTATACCGGAGCCTCAACGTACTTAGGCATCTTGACAGCAGGCGGTTTGTTTCTGAGCGCAGACGCTAAGGATGCAATACCAAACCCTAGCGTTGCTAATGCTTTATCTCCACTGGTGGCATTTCCAGATAGAAACCTAGAGAGTATGTTATCTCCACCAGATGTCGAGGTGACAGTAGTCGGACTATAGGTTCCCGGAGTTCCTGTATCTCCCACAGAAACATCTCCAGTACCACCATAACCAAAGTCATAGTTATACCCTGACGTGTCTCCTGTTGAGACATCGCCAACTCCACCATAACCAAAGTCATAGTCATAGTTGTAATCGTCGTCCATGATTTACTCCGGTGCTGAAGAAACAAAAACCATCGTCGCAATTACTGATGGCGTTGCAGGTCTTGTTGGCGACGACGCTGAATTAATCTGTTCAATTTTTACATTTGTATTGTCAGTGTGCCAATATAACTCTACATAATCACCCGCTTGCATGGTTATAAACAAATTAAGCGCAGCAATTAAATGCCCGTCAACACCACCGTGACTATTAGGTACGGAAAATCTTGAGTTGCTGTTATCTAAGTTTGTGCCATTAATTGCAGCCCAAACATCCACATCATTGATTTGAACAGATGTGTTGGCAAACTGAATGCTGAATTGTAAATTGTAAACACCTGGGTGGGTAACCGTTAGTTGTGAATTATTAGCCAAATAAACGCTATCAGATATATCTGTGACATCAAATGTCACCGCATATGCTTCTGTTGTGCTTACAGCGGTTTGATCAGAATCACTTGACCATGCTCCAAATGGGTTGCTCATAAATCTACCGCCATCCGGGCCAAGCAAAAACTTTGTTACGTTAGAAAGCCTGTTGAAGTACAGTCTAAGTACATTATTAAACTGTTCCTGATACTGCGGACTCCAATCCGGCGGCGCATAAGGAAGGTTTGGCGGCTGAGGGCTATCAAGGTATTTCATGCGCCCATACCAGTTGCTGACCCATCAGGCCTGATGTCGAGACGCGGCGCACCTAACTGCCATGCACTCCCAAGATCCGTAGATTCAACCTTAAAGATTAGCTGACGCCCACGCACTCTCGTGTATATCTGCCCAGTAAATTGCTCAATCACTGCGGTTGATGTACGTGCCACCGACGCAGAACTCGATCCGCCATGAGATTGCGGGCTGTTATACCCAGAACCAGAGTTCATCATAGGTATCAGCGTCATGGTCACCGATGGATTTGGATTGCTTGAACTTGTCCCCGTGAATGTAATATCCGGCAATACACGGTATACAAACCCGATGTTATGACCGTCTTGGATATCAAACTCAGCAGACTCAATGGTTGCCGTAATTGGCTGCGGTATTCCGCTCACATTGTCATCGTTACCAAACTCATGATTAACCAGGTTGTTGCTGTATGTAGCCGCCTGCGGGTAGTCACGTAGCCCCGCGTCAAACCATGCGGTTCGTTCCATGGTTCCGTAGTACCAGATTCTTTCTAGGTAGTTGTACACCACATAACGATCAATGGTCGATGAGTTCTGTGAGGCATAGAACCACCAAACTTCGTTGAAGCCTTCAATCGTTCCAGAAAAATAAGCCAGATACTGTGTACTGTTTATGTCTTGGAATACATATTTCCGCAGGTCACATTGGAGCGTCTGCACCCGACCGTCGTACATATAGAACTTGTCAACGCCCATCCAATACACAACACCGGACGCAACTGACGGTGCGTTTGGTCCAACGATGGAAAGGTTGTCGCCAAGTAACTGAGCACCCCAAACCAGTGGTGCACCTAGATACTGCAATGAGTACAGTGACGTATCCGTCCATACAAGGATCTCTTGCCTTGTTTGCAACGCGGCAATGATTTTGGATCCATGTGATAAGCGTAATGACCCTGCTTGATTAGCTGCGGTCGGCAACCAGTCGGTTACAGACTCCTGATCCGCCCATCGTATGAGCATAGGATCTTGGACGGATGAGCCTACATCATTTGACCCAAAGCAAAATACAAACCTATATACATCAGATACGAACACTAGGTTCTGTACAACAGGGACATCCGTCGCCCCAGGAAGCGTTGCAATATCCACGCCTCTTGTACCCAAACCATTTGTTGCGTCCCAGTAGTACACCGCTCCGCCACGTGGCGCAAACACAAGATCTTCACCAAAGTTCATGGCCGTCCATAAGCGCAGTGCATCTGGCACAAATGTACCTACCCCGCCCCACTTACCAGAACCCCATGCTCCAGCCCCCCAACCTACTTGAGCAACCTGATCTTGTGGCCCGATGGTAATTTGATAGGTCGCACGAACAGCAGATCCGCCGCCGGTTGTTGTTGAAGATGCGTTGGTTGTAGCGTTGACGGTGTAGCTATTTGCATCAATAACAGTGATTGTGAACTCACCGTTCATGTCTACGTTCGCAAACGTCGAAGCACCAGAAATCGTTACGTAATCACCCGTCTGCCCGCCATGGCCGGATGCAGTAACAGTAACTACGTTACTTCCATTTGTCGTTGCAAATGGATTAGAACCTAAGAGCCTGCCATTAATAAAGTACTCAGCCGTTACCGTCCCGCCGCCAGATGCTGTTGATGTAGCAGCCGTTTCTACAGTAATGACATAAGTATTAGCATCAGTGATCGACGTAATCACATGACGGGTATTGATCTCTGCCGCAGGTATACCGCCAACAGCGGAAGATCCAGCAAAATAAACTAATGATCCAGCCTGTGCCCCATGGTCCGTATCAGTAACGGTGATGGTATTTTGTGCATTGGTCGTGGCGAATGGGTTTGTAAGCGTCGTGCTGTAGCTATATTGGCGTATCGGTGTAATGTCGTTGTATACACCGCCGCTCTCAATGTAATACTTAGCACTAGTGCCACAGCCCATTAGATTGTTAGCTGTAAGCGTTACCCAGTTCCATAATGACCGGCACGTACCTAGGAATGTATTAGATGAGATCCTAGCCCAGCCGCCAATCTTCTCAGGTGTGCCTTGGCGAAACCGCACCTTATCCGAGACAAACCAACCGTTTTCATTTGTATAGCGGGTATTTTCTCGGTTGACCCCAGGGCGATTAAGTATCTTTTGTAAAGGCACGGCTCACCTCATCAATGCAGCTTCAGCATCACGCCGAATAACTAACCCACGCAAGACCTTACCGCCACCACGGACCCACAGCTTAAGTTGCTCTATAGCTCCGTCCCAATCTTGCTGGTTAATTTTGCGCTTAAGTGTAGAGGTCTGCAATCTACCAACGCCAAGGTTATAGCAAAAATCTACGATAGCGTTTAGCTTTCCCCAGTCCTTGTCTTTAATGGCTACCGTTAAAAGAATTGGACACTGCCTGATAGCACCGGGGGCATAAGTGTGAACAAGTTCGTGCATCAATAACCGTTCTGCATACTCCCGGTCAATACTAGGATCATCCTTGGTTACCTTGTCACCATTAGCGTAATACGTTGATCCATAACCAATCGTCCACACACCCGCAGGGCATAGATAAGGTTTGGCTGAAAAGCCTTCAAACCTTCGGCACAGTTCAGCGGCTAGATCTAGTTTCAAGCTAGTCCTCTAGCTTTCAAGGTACGGTCAAGAAACCAGTAGTTAAACGTGCCTGCTACTAGTGCAGCAAAGTCAGGTGACATGATCATCTTGAACACTTCTTGAACGGGCAAACCTTCACGGGAAGCAATGATCGCAAACCAAATATGTGAAGCCGACCAAATGGCAAGAATCCAATAAGTAACCACGGGTCTTACTGATGCTGATAACGAGGCAACCCAGCCTCCGGCAGCTTTGGCCATTTCAGTCTGAGAATTGATTGCCGCCTCAAATGCTGCCATGACGCCTGTATCAATGGCTTTATCACGTTCAGCGCCGATCTCGGCAAGCTTCATTTCACCGCGGATCTGCTCAAGTTCACACTGACGGTTAAACATGGCCAACTCATGACTGCGCTCATTCTTGCGATCTAAGAACTTTAAGACCTCCGGCGCAAGTCGAAACAAGCCACCAAAGATCGTGCCAAAAAGACCTCCACCAATGATGTCTAGCATTACCTTTTCCCCAGCTTTTCACGTTCTTCAAGCAGTCTCACCTTAACTTGGAGTTCGTTGATGTGTTGCATGAGTTGCTCTTTCTGCAAAGCACGTTTCTCAGCAGAAATTGGGCTATCGGTCGGCACACCCTCCTTGGTAATCAAGGCAGGCATAGACCCCTCAATCTTGGTTAAGCGTGTTGAAAAGTCGGCAACCTGCCCAAGCAGCCATGCAAGCGAGGCCACAATGACCGGGATAACTGCCTTGAGAACGTCACTCCAGTTCATTTGTTTTTCCTGCTAACACATGTTTTCTTATTAAAACGGGCCAGTCGTTACCACGGTAACACCTGTGTTTGTTGATGGCGCACCACCGCCAACCTGGTTGTTAAGCGTACTACTTTGGAATGCTAGGATTTTTGTTTGCGCTGTGGCTGATAAAGGTCGAGTAGGTACGGTTGCTGTACTAAATCCAGAACCAATGTTTAATCTGAATGCTGCTAGTTTGGCATTCAGGTAGTTCGTCGTTAATGAAGCTATACCGGCCCCAAATCGATTATTAGGAAATGATAGTGACCAGGTAATTGAAGAGTTGCTTGCAACCTGACTTGACCCTATGAACATTCGCGTTGTACCGCTTACGCGAGACACTGCTATGTAATACCACGCACCTGTTGTTATGGTTGAAGATGATGTCATTATGATATTGCCACCACTTGGATTACCAAACGAAGCCGTTATATTCAAGGCGTCAGTTATTGCAATCCTCATACCTCCAATAGCATTTTCAAACCGAGTATCAAAAATTACATCTGATGACGCAGCCGGAGGGGTCGCCGTCTGATTTATAAACAATTCAACCGAAAAGTTATTTAACCCAGGGTCTATGCTGCCAGCACTATATCCAC